GCAGGCCCGCTGACAAATGAAGAAAAAATACTCTATCTTTTTTCCATTGGTGGATTGATTGCGGATACATTTTTTGTTTGTTGTCTTACATATTAGTACATGGATGTCGTGGTCGGTGTTGGACTTGGACTAAGTGTCTTTATATTCTTTCAATGGGTATGTATACTTAGACCAATGAACATTTCAAAGCGGCACTTTTATTTAAAGCATTAAAGTATAGTTTTCTTATGATGATTTCTGAAGTTCTTCTTGTAAAGTCTGATAATAATGCCTTATTTGAAAGTTATTATCAGTCATTTATTCTTGAATGTAAAAATCATAGCAAATATCAAAAATTATTTTTGCTTCGTTTATATGAGACTAAAAAGAAGGAAGCATATCAAAAGGCGTATGATATAATGACAAATGAAGCGAAAAAGAATGATGCTGAAGAAAGAGAAAACTTTATTGAGTGGCTACTCACTACCTAGTTCTTTTTCTGCTTGTAGTTTTTCTTTTCTTCTTTGTCGCATAATTTCCGCTGCTTTTAAACGGCAGGCAATTTGTTTTTCAGTAGGTGGTTTTTTTGTTTTATGTTTCATAGAAATGCCATTTTCTTTCATCTCAGCACGTCTTTTCTGCATTGCTTCTGCTGCTTTTTTCCTTTGAGCAATTTGTTTTTCTGTTGGAGGTCTTTCTTTACGAGCAGCAAGTGCTTCTACGGAGAGTTTCATTCCAGTCCTTGCTTTTGACATATTAGCCCTTGCTTCTTCTGAAAATGATACACCCTTTTTTGTAGCAGACAATTTTGCTCGTGATTCATCACTCCACTTTTGTCCCTTTCTTGCTTTTGACATTTTTGCTCGAGTTTCATCATTTGCTTTAGTTCCTAGAATAGCTTGTCTATGTTTTTCAATTGCCTCAGGAGACATTTTCTTTCCCTTGTTACTTTCTGAAATCTTCCTTCGAGTTTCGTCTGATTTTACTCTACCAGTACTTGCAACAGACATTTTGGCAAGTGCTTCGGGTGTATGTTTCATTCCCTGCCTATTCATCTGACCACAAAGCATCATATTATACCCACCTGGAATATTGGCTTCTTCATTCGTATCCCACATATAGGATTGAAATTGCTCCGCATAATATGCTTCCATATTATTCAGAGATGACCTAGGAAAAATTCCAAGTGTTTCTAGTTTGAATGCATCTTTACCATATTTCCATAAAGCACGATGAAAAATACAAGTATCTTTCTGATTGGGTGCTAAATGTCGTGTAAATCTACCTGCTGGATTTTCATATGCATATTGACCCACATATGTCTTACTATTTTCAAAGCAAGTCACAAGATATATGCATCCCTTATTTTCAGTTTGAGTATCGGAGGTATCCATCTTTCTACTTATCTATTATTCTTTAGTGCCAAATCTTTAAGTTTAGTGCCGCTTTGAAATGTTCGTTGGTCTAAGATGCATCATAATATAAATTATTTGTATGATAAAACGGAGGAACTTGAAAAGAGGCGATACATATGTAGTCGAAATCCAATAGAATTTACGGTTGTTACTGTTGAGGATCCGTCATAAGTTAGAGGTCTACTCCCGCCACTCCCACCCCTCCGTCCATTCGGGCGGCTTCCACCCTAATTTAACAGCATGTTCCTTCGTGGCCGCCAGCTTCTGCGCTTTCGTCATCGAGGAATCTAGCATCATTCTAAATTTACGCAAAGCAGCTAGTTCACTGTGACGTTTCTCCGCTTTTACACGCTCGCGCTGCGAGGCCTGCCATTCATCCTCTCGCCTCTTTCTCCAACCTGCCCTCCGCTCAGCTGAACTAGGAGTAGTAGGCCCGGAACTATTGTTATTGTTATTGTAATTGCCGTTATTGTTATTGCCGTTGTTATTATTGCCGTTGTTATTATTGCCGTTGTTATTATTACTGTTATTGTTCGGTTGCGCTCGGGGCATGAATCCGTGGCGCCGAGTAACTCTACGAGAACGGGCATTGCGCCGTGAAGCGCGGGCAGTACGCGCATTATTCCGTGCGCGAATACGCGCCAAACGATTTCTTGTTTTTTTAGAGGGACGCCTTAAAAATTGACGATTTCTAAGAGAAAACCCAGGCATTTCTACATAGATATAAGAATAAATTATAGTTACGACTGCTTATTCTTCATAGGCGCCAGAACTAACTTCACCTCACCCAGATTCGCTACTGTGTAGCGCAGGATGAGAGGATAGTCATTCTTCAGATACAATTCAATGCTCGGACAGAGGCTTGTGCACTTTGTAAAGAGTACCAGGTGCTTCAGTTGGAAAATACCCTGAACAATTTCACTGGAGCCCGCCGTCTTCTGTACCTTCATCGTGCTATTATTCTCCGTAATTACAGTCTCCTGCTCGGCAAAGTCACCTACGCACTTGAAGGTGAGGTCAGAGCCAGAGGATGTAATCTCCACATCGAGCTTCTCGCCGAGTGCATTCATATCACGGCAAATCTTCTGGATGTCCGTAGAAGGCATGTGGATGATACTCGTAAAGTTCAGGCTCGGAATCTGGATGTCCTCTACATCCGTATCGAAGAGCTTTAGAAAATAGTTCGTCGTGCGCGCCTGGTCAGAGTTCTCCATACGGATGCCGAGCTTGTTCGGGTTGGCCGCAGGCAGATAGAGAGTCAGACTATCATTATTACCCATTGTCTTTATCAGCTTGAACAGGTAAATCATGTTCACGCCGAGAACATACTTTGCCGGGCAAAAATATGTCTCAAAACGATCGCTGTGAAGACGGAGATAGACAAGCACCGTGTGAGTCTCGTCGACTGAAATCACCTTAACGCCCTGGCTGTCAAACTCGAGATTTGCCTCTGTAAGAATCTCCTTTAGTGCTTCAATCAGTGTCCTGAAGGCTCCGCTCTGAACGGTTTTGATTTCGAAGAGATTTCCGTTCTGATTTTGCCGTGCTACTAGCGACATTCTCAATTCTATTCAATGGAGCCGCCTCAGCTTTAGGCGTAGTGCGTATATTTTCCGCGCTTGTAACTGCGTCCAGAAGATGTAGGGACTGTTCCCCGGTTTCCAACGTAAGTTGGAGTCGCTTTTCACGGAGAGTATCAATAGAATACTGAATGCGCTCAGTCATATATTCGGCAGGTAGAATGAGCAGACGAATGTAGGTATATGGAAGATCAAATAGAAGGAGTTTTGCAACAATGAAGGCCGCAATACCAATGGCGGAGGTGAGAATCAAGAAGGCCGCACTGGGATTTTTCTTGAATTCATGGATACGCTGGAATCGTCTGAAGTCCCGAATCGTAATAATGTTTGTAATTTCACTTGTAAGAAGTGCCTGATACGCATCCTTAAGAAAGTTTGCTGGAAGAGGAAGTTGAAATCGCTCAATATTATGAACCCAGGTAATCACTTGACTTTTCTTTTCACGCAGCATCTGACATAAGAGTGTTGGCTGGAATTCACACGCTGCCAAATCAGAGTCTACTTGCATTTTTGCACGCGTGTACTGAGAATTTCTTGCGTCCTGATCATGAATATGCTGATAACTATCAAGGATAAGACGCTTCCCGTCGGCGTTCATTGTAATCAGTGTCTTGATAAGTAGAAGATATTGATGAAAGAGTTGTGATGTAATATATGTTTGTGATTCACGGGACAACGGAGTATCGAGTTCAGTTCCAATTATGTGCCCATTTATTGCACGCTTCATGAAACTATGAATGGATTCAAGATACTCAATGCTGAGTGTATCGTATGGAATTTCATTTGTAAGATTCTGAAGATACCAGTCTTCTACCCATGCTTTATTGGCCATTAGTTGCCGATGGGCTGGAAGGATGCCTCGTTCATAGAGCACTTCAAGTGTGCCCTCCGTTGTATTGAGCCGATGCACCTGTGACTCAAGTCGTTGAGATACATTGAGTGCCTCTTCATAGTCAATGGCTTTTTGTATACAGGGCTTCCAACCAAAGGAGACTGTACATGACTTTTTGTAGAGGGCGGAGGCATTTGCAGATGCGGCGGCAGCAATAGGTGGCAGAAGTGTGTGAATGGAGTGAAGAGAGAGATGCTGTGCCGCTAGTTTGGCTGACTGCTCGGCTATAGAAAGCAACTGTTGAACAGATGCTTGTAGAACTTCAAGTCGTTGGAGATCCACTTGTAGACCAGTTGTATTTGCTTGTGTACTTACTGTTTTACTATATGCATCTTGGAGTTCAAGTGTCTTTAGAGCAATGGGCTCGGGTAGAAAGGGCTGGTCAATTGGCTGTGGAATGAGACCAAGGCTTGAGAGTGAGAAGAAAGAAGATGTGATAACATCTTGTGTCTTTTCGGAACGGGCATATGCATTAATGAGTGAACTACGAATTGTATCATGTGTAAGATACATGGATGAGAGAAGTGTCAGTGCAAGAACTACACCACTTCCTGTATAAATTGCCCAAGACCTCCAAGCATTCTGTTGCTTCTTTCTCAGGACTTCATCATATAAGAGTCCCTCTTCAGCAATTCGTCGAATCGTAGTGGCGCGTTGCGCTAATTCCATGCGTATTACATTTCAGTTTGCCGCGGTGGCAGTTCAAATTTACGCTTTCCGTGTCTGCTTACGCGCTTTGCGTGTTTTACGCGCCTTGCGGCCTTTCTGTGTCTTCCTGCCCTTCTTATATTTGGAAAAGAGACTCATACCCTGACGAGCGGCCACGGGAAAGAGAAGACCAGCATTCTGAACCACTCCACCCATCACACTTGGGTAAAAGCCACCAGATTGCTGTAATAGACCCGGACGCACTACAAGTTCGGAGGTCGGATTTCCTACATTTTGTCCAGCAGGAGCTGACGGTTGTTGGTACTTCGGGTCAAAATACTGTAGAGGTGCACCTGCGGAGACTTGGCCGCCTCTCTGTTTGCGGTTCTTTCCCATCTACTTAGCCTAGATAAAAAGCCGCCGCCACACAAATTTGAAAGCCTAAGGGTGGGTATTCATACTTTAGTAGAAGTATCATTGAACCATGGCCGACCAATATAAGAAGCACACTCATCGTGAGCACATCCTTGAGCTTCCTGATACGTATATCGGAAGCACAGAGACAGTTGATGAGACTCGTTGGGTCTATGATGAGCCATCAAAGAAGATGGTACATCGGACCTTGCGCTTCAATCCTGGTCTCTATAAGATTTTCGACGAGGTCGTAGTGAATGCGCGAGATGCTCTTGTGCGCAGTACAACGGAGAAGGGCAAGACTCCCATCAAGCGCATTGACATCACGTGTGGACTTGTTGAAGGTGTCTTCACGGTGTCAGTTGAAAACGATGGTGATGGCATTCCTATTGAGATGCATGCTACTGAGAAGGTCTATGCTCCCGAACTCATCTTTGGTCACCTGTTGACTTCAGGGAACTACAACAAGGAGGAGGAGAAGATTGTTGGTGGCAAGAACGGCTATGGTGCGAAGTTGGCGAATATCTTCAGCACCAAGTTCACTGTCAGCACACGGAGCCCTGCTTATGAGTCAACGTATACGCAGAGTTGGCGTAAGAATATGAGTGTCTGTGAGAAGGCTTCAATTAAGAAGGCAAAGGCGACCAAAGGCTTTGTGAATGTAAGCTTCTGTCCTGACCTAGCTCGTTTCCATGGTATTAGCGAAGTGGGTGGCACTGATATTATCGACGATATGAAGACAGTTCTTCAAACTCGCGCAATTGAGGTCGCTGCCATGGCGGGTAAGGATGTAAAGGTGGCCTACAATGGCACCGTCTTGGATACGAACACCTTTGAGAAGTTTGTTCGTCTCTTCCTACGGGACAATGCATCGGTCGCCTATGAGCGCTGTGGCTCCCGTTGGGAGGTCGCGGCCGTGATTACGCGTACCCTCTTTAGTGAAGACCAGGGAACGCCTGAGGATCGCCACATTAGTTTTGCAAATGGAATTAATACTCGAAAGGGTGGAAAGCACGTGGACTCCGTTCAGCGGCACCTATTGGGCGACATCTGCGAACTCGCAGCCAAGAAGCGCAAGCTTGACATCAAGCCTGCACAGCTCAAGGATGCGGTGACACTCTTTGTCAACGCAACTATTGTGAATCCCTCCTTTGATTCGCAGACTAAGGAGACCCTCACTACGCCTGCAAGCAAGTTTGGCAGCACGCCTACCTATGGTGGCAAGCTGACTGACGGACTCGTAAAGGCTGGTGTTCTTGATGAGGCGCAGGCTATTCTCGATGCCAAGTTGGCTCGTGATGCCAAGAAGACCGATGGAGCTAAGAAGCGTACACTCCGCGGTCTGCCGAAGTTGGAGGATGCTCTCTGGGCCGGCACAAATAAGTCCGTTGAGTGTACACTGATTCTGACAGAGGGAGATTCAGCCGCCACGAGTGCAATCACGGGCCTCAAGGTGGTGGGCCGCGAGAAGTGGGGCGTCTTTCCTCTCAAGGGCAAGATGCTGAATGTCAAGGACATTTCCATGGACAAGTTCAATAAGAATGAGGAACTCACTTCAATTAAGAAGATTCTTGGCCTGGAGCAAGGCAAAAAGTACACGAGTATGAAGGAACTCCGTTATGGTCGCGTTATGGTGATGGCCGACCAGGATGATGACGGTTCCCATATCAAGGGACTGCTTATGAATCTGTTTCACACGGAGTGGCAGGAGCTCATGAAGCTCGGATTCATCTGCTCTCTTGCAACTCCGCTGCTCAAGGCGAGCAAGCGTGGAGACGTGCGCTCCTTCTACAATCAGACGGAGTTCGACTCCTGGAAGGAGAGTCAAGGTGATGCCAGCCTCAAGGGCTGGACACTGAAGTATTACAAGGGACTGGGCACGAGTACGCCAGCCGAGGCCCGTGAGTGGTTCGAGAATCTTCACGAGATTAAGTACACCTGGGACCAGGAATCCGATGACTCCTTCTCGCTCGCCTTTAGTAAGAAGCGTGCAGATGACCGCAAGCGCTGGCTGGCAACCTATGACCCTAAGCGCGTTCTCCAGATTACTGGAGGTGTACAGATTCCTTATACGAAGTTTATCAATGACGAGTTGATTCACTTTAGTAATGCAGACAATATCCGTTCGTTGCCGCATCTGATGGATGGCCTGAAGCCGTCGCAGCGTAAGATTCTCTTTGGCTGTTTCAAGCGTGGCCTCAAGGCGGAGGTGCGTGTTGCACAACTTGCGGGTTATGTTTCAGAGCATGCCGCCTACCATCACGGTGAGGCCTCTCTGACCTCGACAATTGTAGGTATGGCGCAGACTTTCGTCGGTTCAAACAATATCAATCTGCTGACGCCTGTAGGACAGTTTGGTTCTCGACTCATGGGTGGCAAGGACGCAGCCTCTGCCAGGTATATCCATACGCATATGGAGCCGATTATGGAGACGCTCTTTCGTAAGGAGGATCAGGCAATTCTCAATCACATTGATGATGATGGTCTCATTGTGGAGCCTGAGGCGTATCTACCGGTCGTTCCGCTACTGGCAATTAACGGCTGTGTAGGGATTGGCACTGGATTCAGCACGGACATTCCCCCGCATAATCCCGACGAGGTGATTGCGCTCATGCGCGAGCGTCTGGCTGGAACGCGCGAGACTCTTGAGGGACTTGAACTGAAGCCGTGGTGGTTCGGCTTCCGTGGCGCTGTTGCAAAGACAGCCGATGCAACTTATGTGACTCGAGGTCTCTATACATTTGATGATGCAAAGCGTACAGTGACAATTGATGAACTGCCTGTAGGTGTATGGACGAAGGACTACAAGGTATTCCTTGATGAGATGCTGACCGCTGAGCCCAAGGAGGGGGGCACGGCAAAGCAGGTTCTCAAGAGTTTTGATGACCTCTACAATGACGTAGAGGTGAAGTTCGTACTCTATCTGGATGCTGATTACTATGAGGATGCCAAGGCGGACAGTGATGAGTTTGAGAAGCGCTTCAAGTTGTCAAGCAGTTGGAAGACATCTAATATGGTCTGCTTTGACAGTTCTCTCCAGATCTGTCGCTACACAACAATTGGTGATCTTCTGGAGGCGTACTTTGATCCAAGGCTCGGAGCCTATGAGACGCGCCGTCACAAGGAAATGGAGCGTCTGGCTGCAGAGGTTCGTGAATCCGATGCAAAGGCGCGATTCCTGCGTGCTGTCCTTGAGGATACTATGGAACTCCGTCGGGCAACTGACCAGGAAATTGTAGCAGCAATGCAGGATCATGAACTTCCACCACTCTCCGCACCTGAGACTCCCGATTCTGTAGATGCATATGAGTATCTCTTGCGAATGCGGATGGACCGTGTGAAGGCATCGGCAGTAAAGGAGCAGGAGGATGCAGTTGCACGGGCTCAAGAGTTACTCAACAAGCTCGAGGCGACAACGGCATCTGAACTTTGGCTTGAGGATCTGCAGGCTTTTGAACAAAGCTGGCAGAAGCACAAGGTGGCCCGTGGTTCAGAGAAGAAGATGGTCGTTATTAAGAAGAAGAAGTAAGGCTTACATGAACTGACCTAATGGCAAAGTGCGAGTTCCCGCACGGCTCAGATTAGGTGGCTGTGCTAAAGGAACCGGAAGATGACTGATGTCGTCAATATAATATACATAATGGTCCACTGCGCTAAGAATATGAGGAACAGACCAATCAAGTACTTTTTGATTTAGGTCGGCAATCTGTCCCGCAATATCTGTGGATAAGTTGCGACTATACTGATAATAGATTCCTCGCATAATCATTTTTAATTCATCTACGGATTGATCATCAATAACATATCCCTTTGGTTGACTCCGATTAAACACATCGCGCCGTATTCCATTTTGAATAACTTTTAAATTATTTGCAGAAAAGAATACTTGGCTCAGAGGGCTTGTTTCCCAATTACCACGGAGCATATCTGTCTCAAAATTGGGTTCACTCGTTGTTTGATATTTATATCCAGGAAACTCGGAGGGCGCCGAGCCACCGGCAGAACTCTTCGGGTCGATGTTGACACGCCCATTTTGCCCACTGCGGTTGTATGTTGTTAAGGGTAATTCAAAATCAGGAGGATTTCCCTCATTTCGTCCATGGGCATACATTCTTCTACTGGTAGTTTTTTTTCTATTTAACAAATATACAATGCCTGGACGCTACGGAACTGGAAATAGTGGTGTTAAGCAGAACATGGTTGCTACTGGCTACTTTATGCCCGTCTCTTCTCTGATGGGTCAGATCTACACCATCACCTACGGCAGCGGTTCGGGTGGCTCATTCCAGCCGTCCAACTTTACGGCTACGCCCCAGGTTGCGTGGTTTGCGCAGTACCCTAATGCTGCGTCAAATGCGAGCAATCCTTACCAAAGTGCCAACGGCAACCCGTACCTCTCCTCCATCAATAACCCTGGCCAGGGTATCCTGAAGGACCTTGGTAAGACAGTCGTATCAGCGGGCCGTACCTTCCGCAAGATTCAGTTAGTTGCCAACCTGCCAAATCTCTCAGAGACTAAGAATGAGTCACTCTCCACAAACGGTGTTGCGGGCCAGGACCCGTACCAGCTAACGGGTGCAACACCGGTCCAGGATTTCCTCACCGGCTACATCGAGTTCGGTTTCGAAGGTACGGGTACGCCGGCCCCGGTTGTACCGTACGGGCGCGGATAAATAGATTTTCACACGGCGCTTTTAAAACTCCATTGTGAATTTTCTTCCGGCCTCTTTTTTTTTCTAATGGTCTAATATAAAATGACTTCCCTTCTGACTGGTCCTAAGCAGAACAATAACGACCTCGGCTACTTCATGCCTGTATCTTCCCTCCAGGGCATCGTCTATGCCATCAACTTCGGCAGCGGTGCGGGTGGCTCTTTCCAGCAGGGCGGCTTCAACGTGCCTGGTACGGCCACCGTCCAGCAGGCGTACTGGGGTCTTGTCGGTGCGCAGCAGGTGAACGGTGCCAGCGGCCCGTACACGCGTGTTGGCAACCCGTACCTCTCCTCCATCAACGGCCCTGGCGCGGGTCTCCTGAAGGACATGGGTAAGACGGTTGTCTCCGCTGGCCGCACGTTCCGCAAGGTGCAGCTCGTTGTCAACCTGAACAATGCCTCTGAGTCACTTGGCGAGTCTCTCTCCACAAATGGTGTTGCCGGTGTCAACACCTACCAGCAGGCGGGTTTTACGGGCACCGTCACGAACGGTGTACAGGACTTCCTGACGGGCTACATCGAGCTCGGCTTCGAGGGCAGTGGCCCGTCTGCGCCGGTTGTCCCGTATGGCCGGTAAACGATGTGACTTTTTCACAAGGCTATTTTTTTATCCACTGTGAAAAATAGGATAGATGGATCTCGGAATTGATTTCTCTCTTATACTTTACATTCTTGTCGCTGCGCTCCTAGGTATGGGCGTTCCCTATTATTTCTTGCAGTCAGGTAAATTCTATGCAGGTGCAGGCTTCTTACTTGCGGCACTTGCAACCCTGATTTTCTTTGGGCTCCGCTGGTTTAGCGGACTTCGTCTAAATACGAGCTTCTTTGGCGCTACATCCACAACACAGAGTTGGCCTCCGCAGATTAACTATTGTCCGGATTTCCTCAGTTTGAAGCAAGTGGATGCAAATTACTATTGTGTAGACGCAATGGGTGTGAGCAAGTTCCCTCGCTTCACTGACTCAAGTGCTGTGGATACGAGTCATCCTGGAAACTATCTTCCCTTGACCCAGACTAACACAGCCACCCTCTACCAGCCATTATTAATGGCATCAGGACTAACATGGGAGGGCGTATATGACGGTGTTTCATCGGCAAATATCAAGCCGCCTTTTCCTGCGTTTTAAAACGGTCTAAGAGGAACTCTAGAGATAGTCTAGAATGCAGACAAAAGATATATGTCTACATCCCGACCTAGAAGCAAAGCTTCATGCCTGGATTGAGAAACGCCCTACTGCGGCCGCACTGCTCTATGGAGCCCCTGGTGTGGGAAAAACAACCTTGACCTATCGCCTTTTTCATGCAAATGGACTCAAAGTCGTTGAATTTAATGCAAGTCATACGCGATCGGGAACGTCCTTTCGTAAAACAATTCTACCGCTACTTTGTCAAGGAGGTGTACTTGAGCAGATGAGCACGGGAAAGAAGGGGGGTATTGGTGTTCTGCTCGATGAAATCGATGGTCTGAGTTCTGGAGAAAAGGGTGGTTTATCCGAACTGACCACCTATCTACGCGGATGGACACAGGCGAATCCTGGAAATCCGTTGATTTTGATTAGCAATAGTCTTGAAAACCGGTCACTTCTACAAATCTCAAAACTCTGCACGACTTTTGAAGTGGGTCCTGCACCGCGTGGAATTGTTGAGAAGTGGCTTCAGTGTTCACTGCCACCGAGTTGGGAAAAAGGCAGTGAATTATCAGGGGATCTTCGTGCGCTCAAGCGTTATGTTGCTGGTCTTGAAGAGGAGACAGAATTGAGTGATTATCCTGAAGGTGTTTTGCCGATTGCATGGTGGTGTCTCTGGAATCCGTGGCACAGTTGGATTGAACTTGATATTGAGAATAACGAAGGAAATCTTGCAGGGCTCGTAGCAGCAGAGAATCTACCTGAGCGACTCTCTGCCACGGGGCGCGATCGTGCTGAACTCTGGAAGACGTATGTGGAACTCTTTGATTCACTTGCAGAATCGGACCGTGCGGATTATTGGGCTTTCTTCTATCAGTGCTGGAATCTACTGCCGTTTTCTCATGCACTTAAGTTGAAAAACTTAGGACTTCACTTAACTGAGCGCTATCCTGCTGCAGTAGATGCTGTTGTGCCTGAAGCGGCTGGTATGCGCTATACCTCTGTTCTGACACGACAGTCTGGAATGTTTAATGCCTGGAAACTGTTGTGTGAACTTTCAGATTCCCGCGATCTGCCGATTCGGCTAAGTTCTATGGGGGCCGATCTGGAGTTACTTCTAGGAGAAGGTCTCAAGATTGACAGAAAGCGACGCTTGAATAATTTACGATTTAATATGGCGACTGCAGATACGCTTCTTCAGGGGCGGCCTGTTTAGAGTCCGATTTGTATAAGGGGTGAATACTTAACTCGCTCAAGGCCCGCATTGTAAAATAGATAATGAGCCAGAATAATCTCTTCTCCATTTATTTCAAT